GAAAAAATACTAACCATGTCATTAGTGCTTGTGTCACTATCACAACTAATTGCATTAAAAGTTGTCGAAACAGGAGTTGGTGTATCAGATCCTGCACCTGCATCAACACGAATCGCATTTCCTGAACCTGTGCCTAAAGATGAAACTAATATATTATCTTCGTCCATTGATGATGTTGTAGCAGATGTTCCCATTATGTTTACTGGTGTTGAAAAACTCACTCGATTATTATTATCAGATCCGTAAGGAGTCACTACATCCATCCGAGTAAAATGATTTGATGTAATTGTATTATGAATATTATTTGGATAGGTTGATATAAGTGTTGTAGCACCCACACCAACTGCATAATTTCTTGCTGGTGGATGAGTTCCTAAAGCACCACCTATAAGCATATTATTGAAATACTTATGACCAGAATTAGTAAATCCTGTAGTTGCACCATCAGAATTAATTAATTTATAGTTACTGTACAAATACATATCACCTGTTGCATTTGTGACTGTAGCAACATATGTAAATGTATTTGCTGCATTATTTGTATAATGTGGAACTCCAGATGAATATGCAACAACGTGAGAGGCAGTTGGTGGAGTTGTTACACCACTGAATGAAATTGTAGGTGCACCAACTGTACTTGGATCTTCATACCAGAAAACTTCTGTTGTATTTGCAGAGCCGTGTGTAATTTGTGCTTTATTATAACCATCAGGTGATGTTGCATTTAAAAATCTTACATCATATACCTGATAGAATGCAGCATCTATACCACTATTTCTTGTTGATAATGATGCGTCTTTATTATCTGAAACTTGTAATCCACCATTTGTTCCGTTATTTGTGTTAGTATCAAATGTAATACTACCTACACTTGAACCATTAATATTTCCAACCACTGTACCATTATCGCCAGGTCCAACATCGTGAATTATATTTGATGTGATTGTACTGTCTACATTTCTCAAATATCCACTTCCTGCGTTTGGTGCTGCACCACCTGTATTATTAGTTGGTGTAAATCCCTGACACAAATATCTTGTGCCTGTTGTTCCTGTAAGTGATAAAGTTAAACCGTTTAAAGTATCAGGTGCAGGAGGAACTAACTTACCTAATATAAAATTAAGTTCGTTAATTGAATCTTTTGTATGGTCTGTATTGCTTATCGTAAACGCTCCTGACTTAAAACCACCTGCAGGAGTTCCAATGACTTGATTACCGTGATATGTTGTGGCAGTAACGATTCCATTATAGTTAATTGAACCACCCCCGAAGTTCTCTACCCAAGGAGTAAGTAATGCAACAGTTGTTCCTATGCCGACACCTTGAGTGTCTCTCTCTGCGAACAAATGTCCATCATAAAAATTGATTGCTAGTTCTCCGATCTGCATATCGTCTAAACCAGGACGCTTGCCTGTGACTGCAGACCTTTTTAACTTAAAAGGAGTTGCCATTTATATACGGTATTTACCGATGTATGCAGTATATACTGCTGATTTATTTATTCAACTAGCGTTATTCCTTCTCGGACGATATTTGAATAAGTCTTTTGGTGGATCTGGTTCCATCCATTCTCTAATCTTTTGGTATTTCTCATATGAGAAAAACTCTTGATTTAAGTACCACTCTTCCCAAGGTTGATGTCCTTTACTATGATTACAGCTCGAACAACAACAGACTACATTTTTTGTAAAGTCTGTTCCACCCTTTGATCTGGGAACAACGTGATCCATTGTCAAATTATTACCATCACCACAATATGCACATTTAAAGTGCCATTTCTCTTTTACGTCTTTCCTCCATAATCTCTTTGCCTCTGCTGAACTTGTTGTTTGTAAGTTGAAAACATACGCTTTAGAAGAATGGAGAATGCTCATAAACTATTGTGAGTTATTTTTATTTAGGAAATAAAAAAAAGTCTTATAGGGCAAAAAAATACCCCGAAATTTTTTCCGAGGTAAATGTATTCAAATACTGATTTTGGTTTAGAGTGCATTACCACGAGGTAATACTTCCTCTGGGAACACAAAGTTCTCGTGTGGTTGGTCAACAGATGACATCCATGCTCTCATACCTTCATTAAGAAGTATATTCTTAGTGTAGAAAGTCTCGAACTCTGGGGCTTCTGCTGCTCTTATCTCATGAGCTACAAAGTCCTATGCTCTGAGGTTAAGTGCTAGACCTACGATACCTATAGATGATGTCCACATACCCATGACAGGAACGAACAACATCAAGAAGTGTAGAAATCTTTTGTTAGAAAATGCGATACCAAATATCTGTGACCAGAATCTGTTTGCTGTAATCATACTATAAGTTTCTTCTTCCTGTGTAGGGTCAAATGCTCTGAATGTAGAACTTTGAACCTTTCCATCTGTGTAGATAGAAGTATCTTCATACAAAGTATTTTGTACTGTTGCACCGTGAATGGCACAGAGTAATGCTCCACCTAATATACCTGCTACACCCATCATATGAAATGGATTTAAAGTTATATTGTGGAAACCTTGAATGAATAAAATATAGCGAAAGATGGCTGCGACACCGAATGATGGTGCGAAGAACCAACTATGCTGCCCTAGTGGGTAGATTAAAAAGATGCTTGTAAATACTGCGATAACTGCTGAAAAAGCAAGAGCATTGTAAGGACGTATCCCAACAAGACCTGCAATTTCAAACTGACGAAGCATAAAACCTATGAGACCAAATGCACCGTGAAATGCAACGAAGTTCCAGAGACCACCCAGTTGAAACCAACGGATGAGATCACCTTGTGCTTCAGGCCCCCATAAGAATAGCAAACTATGACCCATTGCATCGCCAGGTGTTGAAACTGCTGATGTTAGGAAGTTTGCTCCCTCAAGATATGAGGATGCGATACCGTGTGTATACCAACTAGTAACGAAAGTAGTTCCAACGAACCAACCTCCGATTGCTAAGTATGCACAAGGTAAAAGTAAAAGACCAGACCAACCTATGAATACAAATCGGTCTCTCTTTAGCCAGTCATCAAGTACATCAAACCAACCCCTTGTAGGTGCTTGTAAAGTAGATGCTACCATTAATTTTTCCTATGAAAAAGGGGTCTTGCGACCCCTTGTGTTTTTTTGGGTTAATAATTAACCGATTGCAGGTGCTGTTAAAGCAACCTGTGAAGACTCAGCAGATGCTAGGTCTAATGGGAAGTTGTGTGCATTTATTTCATGCATTACTTCCATTCCTAAGTTTGCTCTGTTTAGAACATCACCCCATGTTGGGACGATTTTTCCGTTAGCATCAACAACTGATTGGTTAAAGTTGAAACCATTCAAGTTGAATGCCATTGTGCAGATACCCATAGAGGTTAACCATACACATACAACAGGGAAAACTGCTAGGAAGAAGTGAAGACTTCTTGAGTTGTTGAAAGAAGCATACTGGAAGATAAGACGACCAAAGTAACCGTGTGCAGCTACGATGTTGTATGTTTCTTCTTCTTGTCCGAACTTGTATCCGTAGTTCTGTGACTCTTGCTCAGTTGATTCTCAGATTAGAGATGATGTAACTAAAGAACCGTGCATTGCACTAAAGAGTGATCCCCCAAACATACCTGCTACTCCTGCCATATGGAAAGGATGCATTAGGATGTTATGCTCTGCTTGGAACACGAACATAAAGTTGAAAGTACCTGAGATACCGAGTGGCATACCATCAGAGAATGAACCCTGACCAAATGGGTATACTAAGAATACAGCGAATGCAGCAGATACTGGTGCAGAGTATGCAACACAGATCCAAGGACGCATTCCTAGTCTGTATGATAGTTCCCACTGTCTTCCCATGTATGCTGAGATACCAATAAGGAAGTGGAAAATTACCAACTGATAAGGACCACCATTATACAACCATTCATCAACAGTTGCTGCTTCCCAGATTGGGTAGAAGTGTAGTCCGATTGCGTTTGATGATGGTACAACTGCACCTGAGATGATGTTGTTACCATACATGAAAGAACCTGCTACTGGTTCTCTGATTCCGTCGATATCGACAGGAGGTGCTGCAATGAATGCAACAATGAAACATGCTGCTGCTGTGAGTAAGCATGGAATCATGAGTACACCGAACCAACCAACATAGATTCTGTTGTTAGTTGATGTTACCCACTCGCAGAATTCTGGCCATCCCTGAAGGAGACCACCCTGTCTGCGTGTATTAGATAGAGTTGTCATTAGTAAGACGTTTGTAAGTAGGGCATCAAGGGTAGATGCGAAACTTATTTCCAGTAATCCCTCACTACTGGATATGAAAGACGAAGTATTATACTGCCTATAGGTCTTGGTTTAAGAGCAGTTTGTACGCAGGGTGACGATAATTTCGGGTCCTTTGTAAAAAAAGATCGAGGAAGTTACAAAACTTCACGATCTACTTATTATATATGCGTTTCAACACTTTGTCAAGTATTACATTCCATTCCAGAATGTATCTGTTGGTGTTGCCATATTTCTTGAGATAAAATACAGACCTACGTTGCATAGAAACCAATAGATATTAGTTATCCACGCTTGTCTCCAACAATATCTTCTATTAGATTGTACGATATACATATTTCTTTCATTCATTGATGCGTCAACAGATAAAGGTCTAAACTTTATCCACTGTTCTAATAACAATGAGATTATAAAACCAACAGCAAAAATGTAGAACAAAAGGTTTAGGAACCCTGCTGCTGTGAATAGGAATGGAAGCATTTTACTCTCCGAGTGTGTGTACTACTGGTTTCTCATTTCTGAGTATGTTATATAGATCTCTGTTCTCTGCTGTAGATACTGGATAGAACTCAGCACTAGCATCAAACCCATCATATCTCTTTGCCTGATTAATTACTATTGAACCATCAGGTCCTGACTCTGATCTATGGAATGTACCACGTGGTATTACTAGAGCACCACTATGTACATTGAGATGTACTATGTGATATGGATATTTCCAATCTCTATTTACTAATTCAAAGGTTCTCTCACCCTGTATCACCCTGTTAACATCGTCTTGGAAACTATGAATGTAGAACTGTTTACCTCCCACACAATCAGGTGGTGGAGATATAGCAGGACCTGTATGTATTACAAGGTCACTAGCATTAGATTCCTCAACAGATATATCATAAAAGATAACACTGTCCGTTTCTCTGAACACACGGTGTCTTCTAAATTGTATGTCACTCATTGAAATACTTTTCTATTATATCAATACGTTCCTGTTCTTTAGCAATCACATCAATTTGATCTTGAATTGCACCTAGAACGTCAGGATGTTCTCCGATACCCACAGGATTGGCAAGATAAACTTCTATGTTCATCTTTGATTTTTTAATACTACCAACAGAGAGTGCTTTGAGTGCTTCTAACATTTCTCTTCTCATAATTAATCCTTCTTAGGTTTGTTTGATTTTGTGCTGTAAAGCATAAGACCTAGAGTTAGTAACCCTAGGAAAACTGATGCCATAGGACCAACTTCTAGTTCCATATGGGGTATCAATGCGTGTCTACATTCATTCCAAGTTCCAGGAAGAGTATAGATTGGTGGACAAGATAGAAAAATCATTACTGTACATAAGCGAATTGTGGGAGATACAATATCATAACAGATATTATTAAAAGTATCAATAAATATGACACTTTCATTAAGTTAGTCTCCAAGTATATCTATGTTATATCTTACACGAAATGCTTCGTCTAGTCCATCTGTGTCAGTATTACCACTTGTAATCCAGTAGTCACAAAACTCGTAAACTTTTTGGTTGTCACAAACTTTGAAATACTTTTTCAGTTGTAGGTAAGATTTTGTTCTGAGTGAAAGGTCAGTCATCTTGTACTCTTCTTATTCTAGTTTTATTGTAGACCATATTTTGAGATTGTCTACAGAGGTAAAGATAAAATTCAGATTTTGCATCAGATAAATTACGATAGTTATTCATCTTAATCCACTTGTTTGAATTTTCTGTTTGGTACTCAAGTCTATATTTCATAAAAAAGGTAGCGTTAGTGCTACCCTTATATATTATGCGTAAAATAAACTTGTTATATTGCCATTGATGGCAAATGCTGCGAGTACTACAGCAAAAAGTAATTGATACTTCATTATGCTCCTGATGGTGCGTAGTTATAAACAGGAGTCATTACTCCTCCTCCACCGTCGTCATCATCATCGTCATCATCAAAAGGCAAGTCACCTAGCATCAAGTAACTGCATACAAATACCGTAATTACTGGTAAAAAAGGAAACAGTATAGTATTGACCCAAGTATTATAATCTGCCTCTAAGATCATTAAACAAATCCTGGTATGATTTGTCCTGTTGTTAAGTAGGCACCTAGTCCTGCAACGATACCTAGCATTGCTAGTCTTCCGTTGAGTTTTTCAGCAACTAACTTTTCTTTTTCGATTGGTTTTTTGTTTGTCATTATACGAATACGTTGGTTAATGTACTTGCTCCTAGTGCCATTGCGAAAATGTATGGCACAATTCTAAGTGGCACTGGATGTCTGTTCATTTAGAATATACCTGGAATGATTTGACCTGTGAATGTGTATGCACCAACTGCTGCTACAAAACCTAGCATTGCTGCCCATCCGTTAAATCTTTCTGCTTCTGGAGTCATTAGTTTTTCCTCTTTGTTGATTGTGAATTGTGATTGAAATTTCATTAATAGAATCCTGGAATTATCCATCCAGTAAAACCGTAGTTTATTACAGCGATGGTGAAACCCATCATTGCTAATCTACCGTTTGTTTGCTCTGCGTTCTTCCAATAGTTCATTAGAAGATACCTGGAATGATTTGTCCTGTAGTTGCATATGCACCTATCAATGCTACGAATCCGATCATCGCCCAACGACCGTTGACTTTCTCAGCGTTCTGAGGATAACCTTCGTAGGAAACAGACTCATCTATGTAAGGTCTGGTTTCGGTTGGGAAGGCATTTTGTCTTCCACCTGATTCAGTAATAACTGTCATTGTCTTTTGTAAAGAAACGTTACATATATTATATAGCATTGTAAAGATTTGTGTCAAGTATTTTAAAAAAATGAGTACAAATTCCTACTCAATGTGCTGATATGTAAACTTATATTAAGAAATTAGTGTAGCATCTGTATCAGAAGTGTCACTACTCTCATCTCTTACGTAACAAGGAGGTCCTGATGGGTCTAACCATTTGGTGTACTCGAAGTCCTCTATAGCGGTCATCATCTGATCCATATTGTCACAGTAGTACATTGTTTTATATCTCTCTGTGTACTCATCAAACTTTAGGATACGACAATCTGGTTTGCCATTGATCTCTAAATCACCACAAGTAACATACTTGTATGGAAATCTTTCGTGAATTAATTGCATAATAATATTGTTAGTGTAGTTATTATACACAAAAAAAGACCCCTTGTGTAGGGGTCTATGTGACAGATTCAGAATCGTAATAGTCTTTTTTATAATAACGACCAAGTATGTTGCTGTTATAGTATGCAGGTGTACCGTCTTTTAATTTTTCTGTTAGTACATTGTTGGCAAATAACTGTCTTGTCTCCTCATAGTTTGTCTTTCCAACGGTGGGATGTAAGGAGAGTATTCTTCTTGTAAAACATTGCTTTCCGTACTCCTTAATATCTCGCTTAAGATCTGGACAACTTCCGTAGTAATTCTTCCAGTCGCTTTCACTCGTACGTCTCCTACCTCCACCTCTAGGTTTTCGTTTTTGAACAAAGTATTTGCGTCCGATATACTTTTGTCCAGTGCGTTCGTTTGTGATGACATAGACGAACCCGTAACTACTCCCAATGTCAATGCTGTTAAAGATATTGCTATCAAAGATCCACGGGTTATCATAGTGTTGTTCATTCGTGTTCGACTCCTTCTTGCTCATACTGTGGTAATGTGTCAGGTCCCTCAGTGTATATATTAATGTCTGAGTAGATCTCTGATTCTAATTCATTTACTAGGTACTTTAATTCTCCTAGTAAGACTTTGAGTTTGTCTTTATCCATTGTGTAAGTCAGATAATAGTGCCTTCCAATCTTTATTAAACTGTGCTAAACCTACATCTGTCAAGACGTGGTTATACATTTTGTCAAATATACCTATTGGCATAGTAACTACATCAGCACCTGCTTTATAACTGTCTGTGACCTGTTTAACATCCCTTATAGAAGCAGATAATATCTGTGTCTCTATGTCGTGCATCATATACAAATCTGATATACCTTTTATTAATCCGATACCATCAAATGAATTGTCATTAACACGTCCTACGAAAGGTGAGACGTATGTTGCTCCTGCTTTTGCTGCAAGAACTGCTTGTGCTTCTGAGAAGATTAAAGTTACATTTGTTTTGATACCATCTTCAGTTAAATCTGAGCAAGCAAGTAAACCTTGTTTATTACAAGGTAATTTAATTGTTACATTGGGTGCTATCTGATAGTAATCTACTGCCATCTCTAGCATTTCATCTGCTGTTTCACCAGTAACTTCGGCACTTACAGATGAACTCCAAGAAAATAGTTCACAGATTTTTTGAATGACATCAAGAGGTTCCATACCTTGTTTCTTCATCAAGGTTGGATTAGTTGTAACCCCATCAATTAGACCAGTTTCTACTGCGGGTTTGAGTAATTCTGGGTCAGAACAATCTAGAAAAATTTTCATTGGTCCTTTCCGTTTCATCATTGTTATTTATTTTTAATAAAAAAAAGAGACCCTTGCGGATCTCTATATTATAACATTAATTTTCTGTTTGTCTAGGGTTATGCAGAAACCAGTTATTAATTTTGAATGTATCTAATTGAACCCATTTAGCGTAGTGCACTCCTCTATAGCATAGCATAGCGAATACCTCTTTCGGATCGTGGATCTCAGGATCATACTCTGGTAAATCATAGTCAAGACCCCAACTAAAATGGATTCTTAACATACCTATCCCTCCAACCTTTGCAGTAGACGGACTTCAAAATAAAATAGTGAAAGGGCGACTGCCATAAGGAGGGTTATTTGAGTAACAATCATCATTTGTTCTCCTCCTTTACTTTTAAACCTCTATAAACGAGATTCTTTTGTTGTGGTTGTTGAGTCTTCTGACTCTGTACACGAGCATCGGTATCGTAAGGGATACCTCTATAAGTTACTTGTGCCATTTGTTTGCTCCTAAAGTAATTGGACTTTTTTAAGATCCGTTCCTTCAGTCGTTTGCGTCCTTACAATACAACCCTTGTGTTTCTCCAAACTCATAGTAAAGATCAACAATCTCTTGTCTATCTTTATCACTAAGATCTGGATAGACCTTAGCACGATCTACAAGTTCGTTGATGTCTCCACAAGAGACGGTAACTACCTGAGTAGATGCTACTAAGAGTGCAAGCATATGTATCATAGGATGAACGCTCCGTTCCGCGACTTACTTGCGTCCAATGATAAAGACATCACATCTATCGTCTGATACCTTCGTTCTGAAGTAATCTATAAGATACTCCTTGGCATCGGGTATAAGATTCTGATCGCTCATAATCTCTACCCTATTCTGATTCCACTCTGAACAAGACATCTCCCAATGAGATGGATTGTGTTCAGCAATTAGAAACCCCGATAGTGCAAGACTAATCATTTAGATGAACGTTTGTAAATAATAATAACATATTCTTAGAGAAATGTCATCATTCACATATATTTATACAACTAAGAGGTTTTAATACCTTCTGTTACAACTTGAACCCTTTGAAGGTATCAGAAGTTACGTCTTGTTTAATACCACCTACAACATAAGATTCTATTTCAGTTTCTTGTGGTGCATTCTGTTGTCCTCTGGAGTTTAACCAGTGCTCTGTCCAAGGTAGAGGATTGTTTCTTAAAGGTATATCATAGATTGGATCTATACCTATCGCTTTCATTCTACGATTAGCAATCCATTCTACATACTGACCTAACAGTTTAGCATTCAATCCTATCATACTACCATCTTTAAATAAGTATTCTGCCCACGCTTTCTCTTCGTTTACTGCGTTGACAAACATCTCAGTTACTCTATCTTTCTCCTCCTTAATTATCTGGAGCATTATTGGGTCGTCCCCTTGTGCCCACTTTCCGAGGATTTGTTGAGTAAGGACAAGATGTTGTGCTTCGTCTCTTGAGATGAGGGAGATAATTTTTGCTGATCCCTCCATAAGTTTAAGTTCTCCAAATGCAAACGAGCACGCAAAGGAGACATAGAAGCGAATTCCTTCCAAAATGTTGACATTTACTACTGCCCTATAAAGTTTACGTTTTAATTCAACGAGTTCATAGTGACCAAGAGGTACACCGTCAAGGTTGTGTACCCACATATTACCAGATCCATACTGTTGTGCAGCGTTTATGAAGTCATCATACGCTTCTGTAACACTCTTAGCACGTGCAAGTATTTTTTCATCGTCTAAGATAGTGTCAAAGACAACTGATGGGTCTGGATATACATTCTTAATTATATGTGTGTAACTTTTTGAGTGTATCATCTCAAAAAATTCCCACGCAATCATAGCAGATTCTAACTCAGGTATTGAACAGTAAGGGATGAAAGCAAGACCAGGACCACGACCTTGTACAGAGTCAAGGAGGATCTGATACCTGAGATTTGATGTAAAGATGTGTTTCTGTATGTCATTTAATGTAGCAAAGTCACTTCGATCTTTTTGTAGAGAGACTTCTTCTGGTCTCCAGAAGTATCCTAGTTGTTGATTAGTTAGTTTATCAAACACTGGGTACTTAGCACCGTCATATCTTTGGACTCCTAGAGGTGGTCCGAAGAACATAGGAGGATTGGTATTGTTTTTTTCTTTATTAAATACCGTTACTCCTTTTATTTTTGTCTTTGGCATTTGTTGATCGTCGTTGTTAAGTTTAAACTTTGCAACTGTCACAGTCTTCCTCCTGTTCTAATTCTTGTATGAGTTGATTTAATCTTTGATTGGTTTCATCCATAGGCACATCATCCCTCCATCCCATTGGGTGTGCAGGTTCTTCGACATCTTTCTTAGCGTCGTATGTATTTTGATAGTATGATGTTTTCCAACCGTATTTGTATGTGGTAAGAAGATCTTGTGCCATAACAGAGACAGGAACCTCATCATTGTCATAGTTCTCTGGATTGTAACTCCAGTTTCCACTGATTGCCTGATCAAAAAACTTTTGCATAACTGATGTAACTTTGATATACCCTTCGTTAGATGGCATATCCCATAGTAATGTGTACTTGTTTTTCAGATAGGGAAACCCTGGAACAATCTGCTTAAGAGGTCCTTTCTTTGACTTCTTAACGGACAAGTATGCTCTAGGTGGTTCGATTCCATTGGTTGCGTTTGACACAACGGAACTAGATTCCGATGGCATTTGTGCGGACAGAGTGCTGTGCCTGAGTCCGAACTCTTGTATGTCATTCCTAAGATTATCCCAATCATAACTCAATTCTCCATCACAGAACTCATCAATATCTGTTTTGTAAGTGT